TTACTCTAATTCCATTAGCACTTCTTCCACCACTTCCATTAACATCTCCCACGGTCTCACAGGCTCACCAGACAATACATAATCAAAAATCTGTCCGTTTTTGCGCACAATCGCTACTGTGTCTCCTAAAATATATCCTTTATCAATCGCTTCTTTAAACTCATCTATATATAACATATTTTATCCTCCTATCTATCTATTCGATAAAAAATCCTAAAAATAGACAATTTTAAATTTTTCTGTTCTGATAGACAAAAAGATAAATATTTTAAAAAAAAGTATTGACTTTATATAGTACATGTATTATAATTAATATATAGAAAGGAGGAAGATATGAGGATATCAGAAATTGCTGATTTGCTTACTTCAATCGGAACTCTGTTGGTTGGTATAGCAAGCATAATCACAGCAATAAAAAAAGAACCTAAAAAGAAAAACCGGCCACGGAGATTCAAATAAGGTTCTAGTAGTAGTTTGGGGCTCAAGCCCCTTGCCACTACTGATAGTATATCATATCTAAGACAAATATGAAATATTTGATTATTTTCGCAATTTGTTTAGTTGTATTTTACTTTATTAACAAGGATGATTGAAATGGATAAAGAATTAACACCTCAAGAAAAAGCAAATAAAAAGTGGGCAGAAAACAATAGAGAACATAGAACCTATCTATCAAAACGATCTACTGCTCGTAGTTTTATTAACAAAAATGCTACAAAAGAAGACTTATTAGAATTAAAACAATTAATTGAAAGCAAACTCTAGACACACAAAAAAACCGCCCATCAGAACATGTCTGCGCGTATGCGAGGGAGGCCATTGATATTTATATATACATTATATATTTTTATATAGCTTATTGTCAATGATTTTCCCTTTATATAATTAAACTTTTTAATAAAATATATTTTTCATCCAGTAAAAGGCACCTAAATACCTCCTGAAAAATCTGTTCAAAATAATAAACAGCCCCCGCAAAAGCGAGGGCATTTGTCTTATCTAAAGGAATTTTACCTCCTGTTTTATACTTGTGTGGCATTAGCTAAATACTTATCTTCGACCCATTGGTCAGACTGAGAAGCGTTAATACGTGACCATCCATTTACTTTTTCGTAGACTCTTACGCGAGTTCCTGCTTTGATAAATTCTTTATCAGAACTACTTGCGTTTGGCTTAGACTCTACATAATAGTCTGTGCTAAGGGTTGCTTCGTAGTACGGTACATTTGAGTTGTCTAATTTAGTATTTGTATCTAGCTTTTGATTAAAAGTAAGCTTGTTTTGTGGTTCTTGTGGTTTGTCAATCTTAGGTATATCCACTTTGCTACTATCATCTGCTAATAATACAATATTTTTATCTAAACCACCTGCTACTCCTACACTTGTAAACTGCCACCAGCGCACACCATCCATTGAAGGGAAGAACTCCCACAGCGGCTCTGTTCGTACTTCGTAGTCTGGATAACCAGCTATCCAAATGCTATTAGGGTACTTAGCGATAATTTTCTGATAATCAATATTATTAAGCGTAAATGGTTTATAGCTGTAATAAATAGGCTTATATCCAGCGTTTGCAATTTTATCCATAAATGCAATAACTGCATTTGTGTTAGCTTGCTTGTCTGCGCTTGCGGAATCTTCATAGTCAATGACTAAGTATGATACTTTTTTGCTTGGTAAGTTAGACAAAAATAAGTCTGCTTCCCGTTGCGCTAAAGCACTATCACCGCCAAAACGTCCAAAGTGGTAATAGCCAATTGGGTCGCTTGTGTTTGCTTGTTGTTGATGTCTGTCAGACAGCCAAGCAATTGACTCGGATACCTTGATAATCGTTTTTGTAGTGCCCGCCTGCTGACAAGTCGTTGTTAAATCTGCTTGTTGATAAGCTGATACATCGATAAAGTAATCGCCTTTATTTAGTCCTATATTACCTGTAACAGTAACTGCATTTTTAAAAACTTTTGGCCTAAAGGCAGTTGGGTATGTTGCGGAGTATGGGATTTTTACAATATTGTATGCGCCATTAGCACCGCCTTGATTTTGCCCCAAAAACCAGCCATATCCGCCTCCTGCATCGCTGTCAAAAATTGCTACATGACTGTAAGGCGTTACACCGTCAACAACCATAAAAATAGCAACATCACCAGCTTGCATAACTTCCACTTCATCAAAATAGTTTAAGATACCATTTTCGTGACGTTGCTCCCATATATCCCTTGCGTATCCTGTATTTGTACAGTTTGCGTATGGCAGTCCTAGATACTTACAGTAATCTGCGTAGCCATCCCAACATTGTGCACCGAAAGACCCATCAATATCATAAGCGTTACCATTTGACCTGCTTTTATATTCTTGATAAGTTGCCATTTACTCCTCCTTTCCAAAAAGTAAATAAATCGGATAACTAAAAAAAGCAACCACTGCAAGCGGTATGTACAGTATTGCTATTGCTAGTACCATTGCTATTTTAGTGATTGCACGCATGTCCCCTCCTATTTTTTTGGCTCGTGGTAAGTCAATGCTTGCTCACTGTCTGAAAGACCTTCGGTTGTTGGGTCTGTAACAATACCTGCAATAACAAGTACTGAAAACACACTATTAACAACTACTAACAATTTATTACCTAAATCACTAAGTTCAAGTGTATAACCAAAAACATTTGCAACTGCTTGTACAACTAAAAATATTGCTGGAATAATTGCTGACCAAAATGCTTTGTTTTTAATTCTTACTTTCCAATTAATCATGTTATTTCTCCTCTTTTTCTAGACGACCAATGCGGTCACTCATATAAGACATCTCCTTTTGGACAACACCAATGGTCTGAGAAATGTCCTGTAACTGTTCTGTATTTTTATCTAAGTGACCTTTGAGCCACTCTTCACGTTTGTTAGATTCTGATTTTGATTGGTCATGGAAATCCATTAGCTTTTTCTCACGCTTATCAGACGTTCGCACCAGATAACCAACCACAATCATAAAAAGCAAGATAAAGAGAATAGCCCACACAAATTGTGATTGAGCGATTCTTTCTGCTTGTTCTACTGCCATCCGACTACCTCACTAACTTGCTAAAATTTCAGCAAGTAATTCTTCATCGCACATAATTGCAAGTTGCTCTTTTGTTTTGTTATTAATAAACTCTGAAAATCCCTTTTTAACAAAACTTGACCAAGCCATACGTCCATAATATAAGTCAATCGCAAATAATTTAATCATCATATCTATCCCTTCTTCCTGTAAAAAAATTCTAACCAATAGCAATAAGATCTTCATCTTTTAAAACCTCTTTTGCGTAAAGCGTACTTATCAGATTGATAAGTGTTTGTGTGCCTGTTGATGTTGATGTACTTAGTTCAGTCATTTTTTCAGACTGAGCTTTATCTTTATACTTTTCGTCGTAAAATATCTGCTCACACTTTTCAAGTGTTTCTGCAAAAGATTTATTATCAAAGTCAACTGGTAAGTCAAAAGTTAAGTTACCTCTTACGTGAGGTAAATCAACTGCCACAATTGCATTAACTTTTGCAATGCTTTTATCTTCTAACATTACAGGATATTTGTTTAAAATTTCCAATAGTTTTCCTCCTTTTATATTATCCAATTGATTTGTCCTTTAACATTAACCGCCCATTTTGATGGGTTGAACCATAAAATACGACCATCTGCACTAACTTGTACATTTAATACATTTAATTGCACAGTCCACGCAGTAACCGCAAACATCATTTCGTTTGGAATTAAATTCGTTGGCATGGAACCGACCGTAAACTGGTTTATTCCATTTGTTGCAAAGTCATATTTAATAGTGACCATGCTACCAATTTTCCTGTAATTAAAACCGTTGCCGATGTATTGCCAACCAGTATCTTCTACCGCTGGTGCGGATTGCGGTAAGCTATCTTTTTTAGCGTACTCACTCCAACCACTCCATGCCCCGTTTTCTAGCACTCGTGTAAAAATGGTTTTGTTCGTGCGGTCATAAAAATGCTGGTAAGCGTAATTGGCTGTCTCGTGTCTTACAACTGTTAGATAGCCCGGTCCAGCACCACTTGGTCTGTTATCGCCTTTAAAAACACAATAAAAACCTGTGTCTTGCAAGCTGTTTAAGTCGGTGTCGTCATGTCTAAAAGAGCCACCATTATTTAAAGCAAGTGGTTTTTGCTGTATCGCCTTATCGCCACAATAAATAGTACCGTCAACATAAACATCGCCTTTGGCATCAATAATGCCATGTTCCCAAATTTTCCCAAATGCAACACCAGAAGGTGCTTTAGTTACTAGAACAAACTCACTAGAAATCGTTTGAGTAATAGGGATTGCTGACATTAAACTATCACTGACAGATACTTTAACAAGCCAAGATTTTGATTTGTCATAAGTGCCGCCAAGATTTAAAGGGGCGCCTGACATTTGGGAAATTGTTGACCAGGTATTTGTAGCTGCGCCACTATCAACTGCATAGATACCAGTATTGTATGGTGCAACAGATACCGACATTTTGAGTTGGTTTTTTTGTATTCCACCAACTATAATTGGTGCAATCTTAACAAATGGCAAGACTTGTAAAATGTCAGGATTTTGCTGAGACCTGACTACTTTTGCACTTGTAACAATTGGTAAAAAATAATCAATGACATTAATTTTTGTGTCAACTGGTTCTGATGTTAGACCTCTGCTATCAGTTACCGTTGCTCTGATTGTTGCTGAACCAAAAAAGTCCAATTTATCAAATACGCTACCATTACCGATAATTGAGTTACTTTTCCCGACAATTTCAGCATTATAACTTGTTATTGTTGAACCGTTGTTTCCAATAGCTGAGCCAAAATCAACTTTAACTTTACTTATAATCCTAACAAAATTGTTTCCACTAACAATGCTACTAGTTAAAGTATTTGTATCAGATAGAGTGATACTTGACAATTTTGGCTTATAAGTAGCTGTATTAGGTATTGTTATTGATAAAGTATATTTTGTCTCACCAATCTTTGCTGATCCATCCATCGTCTCAACAATCAGATTACCTGTACCAGTTAATTCATTAGGCAGTAAATTAGCAAACGTTGGCGGTATAGTCCACAAATAGCTAGTACCAACGCCAGTTGCGATAGTACCTGTACTACCCTTAAAATCATATTTCAAATTGTGAGTAAATGACGTTGAATATCTATTGATTGTGATAGTTACTGCATTACCTAGCACACCACTAATAGCACTTGATACACTAAGTCTATTAATTTTAGGTAGCGAGATAGACTGATTTGCAGTCGCTTCACCATAATTGCTAAAGTTTATTGGATAATATGCTGAAATATTGAATAGTGGTTTATTTCCATCTGAATTATGATTAACAATGTAATCTTTAGCAAATAATAGTTTTCTCTGTCCGTAATTTATCGATGGATTAACATTGATGGTCTCAGCTCTACCATCAACTGTTATTTTTAAAGGTCTAGTTTCACCTATTGAAATATAGCCATAACTAGACATTTTTAAAAAAACTTGTACATTGACTGTGCTTGTATTACTTGCGATATTTGGCTTATTCCAAGCAGACAATATTTCAAGTGTCAGGTTATTCCCCCACGACCTACTATATGTAGCAGTTCCCATGTCTCACCTCCTAACTATTTCTAATTGCTCTGATAACATTAAATAATGGATTTCTGTCATAGACTTCTTCAACAAAATTTCCAATTTGTATACGCTCTGTAAACAGTCCATTTTTTATTGTTAAGGTATCACCTGTCAATGTCATCTGAGCAACACCATTTGTCACAAATGAAATGCTGTCATTTGATAGAAATAACTTTGCTTTTCCGCCTTTGTCACCGATAGCAACGCCCTCTTCACCAATCAACGTTTCATTGTTGATAAAGCTAAATCTTGCACTTGCCTCACCTAATAGTTGTTTAAACTCAGTTGTACGATCAAACAATTGAGCGATGTCGTTTGCAACTTTTTGCTTTTCGTCTATCGTATTTAAGTCATACCAAAGCTTCCACTTAGTTTCAACTTCACTGAGTGTATTCTGCATAGCCTCAGCAATTGCATTTTCTCTTGCTATAGCAGTTCTTTCTTCAAGAGCTAGAATTTGTGCTTGGGTTAATTCTTGATCAGCTTTTGTGTCGAGATTGTTTATTCTATCAACTTCGGACTCTTGCCAATCTCCAGATTTATTACCTTTGACAAGCATATATCCACCAGTCATAAACCAACCTGCATCACTGGCAAGCATGGCAAAGCGTGGTTTTATTTTACCGTCTCTGAGCGGTACAAATGTAACTTTAAACATCTGGATATCTGTAGTGACATTTTCAATTATCGTCTCACGAGGTGTGTTACTTGTGATATGGTTTGCAAACAAGTCATACAAATAGAAGTACAATCTTCCAGCATTTTCTCTTGCTATAGCAGCTGTAAAAGTGTATGTTACACCAGCTTTAACATCAAACTCGATAGTGTGACTAACCTTATTTCCAGACTTCCATTTCTTAAATTCAAATGGATATTCGCTGATTTTTGTAGTCTCAAATATTGTACCTTCGGTAAACCAACTTCCAGAAAATGATTTTGTACCATCAAGTAAATTTTGAGTACCAATGACAACATTAGCAGACATATCAATCCACTTGTAGTCAAGATAATTTGTTGATTGCGTTAATCCAGTATAAGTACCGATAAATCTTCTATTTTTAGCTTCAGTAATACTAAAGTCAACTTTTCCATCTTTCGAATTGGCCCACGCTGTCCATGATGTAGCACCATCATCGCCTTTTTCTCCATCCTCAGTATCTGTAAAGGATATTTGCGTACTTGCTACAAGTTCCTCGTTAACATAAGCTTCGACTGTTATGTTTAAAACATGGTTAAAGTCACTTGCTTTAACTGTTAGCGAAGGACCTATCTCAATCAGTGAGTCGCCATTTTTATAAAAATAAATAGCATCGTAATCTTTCCCATTTTTTTGCAGGTTAGGCGTTAATACAGACTCACCAACCCCATTTTTAAAAGCAACTCCGTTTGAAGTCGCTAGTTGTATATCGTATGGAATTGACTCATCGTATAGACGCAACATATCACTAATTAAGTCGGAAGCTAACTGACTTTCTTTTTCGACAAAATTGCTGAATTTAGTTTTGTTAGAGCTGGGATTTGTTATTGATATTTCTTGCTCAATAACCCTCGCTGTGAGAATTAGCGGTGGCTCGTATCCGTCGTCCTGTATCCGCACAACATCACCAAGTTCTAAGTCAACATAGCCATCAACTTCGTATGTAATTGCTGGATATGCGTGTGCTTTTAAGTCTTTTAGACCTGTTGACATCAAGACTTCTTGACTATCAGTCTCGACTTCCATGTCTTTTCGTATCCAGTTGTCTCGTGTCTCATTACCGGTTAAAACAGATGGATAGCGGTCTCTTGAAAGTGGTGCGTACAAAAATCCATTTTTGAGATAGTACTCTACTTTACCGTTTTCATCTTTCCACTCTTTGTAGATAGAGTTGTCAATATAGATGATTTGTTCTTCTTCATATGTTTCTGTTTGCGCCTCTTGTACAACTTCTTCGTACGATATCTGTGTTCCACCAGTAACTTGCTGAGTAGTTGCACCATTGACAGACATACCTTGCGCTATTTCACGAGGGTAACATACTGTCTGCAATCCTCTAGCAAAAGCGTTAATCTCATACGAGTTTTCCATGACATACATGCGTCCAGCGTAATTCTGCTCTAAGACAGTGACTCTTGTTTTAGACACACTCTTGATAATCCCTGTGTGCCCCCATTGTGTTGTATAAAATGGAGCACCAAAATTTGCTTTAACATTATAGATACCGCCAGCTTGCAAGTTGCCAGCATTAGGCGACCTGTCTAGCTTCCAACCATAAGCACCCCAGTTATAATCAGTGCCGATTAAGGCAGCAGCCATACCGCCTCCGATACGACCTCTAATACCACCAACCGAGCTGTCAATCCAAGCGCCGTCTAACTTCTTAGCGTACCAACCAGACAAAGCATAACACTGTCCTGAGCCGATTCTGCGACCTTTAAGTCTAGTAGCTTCATTTAGTGCTTGCATTGTCTTAGTAGCTCTTCTAGCTACGTTTACGGCTGTTATAGGCTGTACTGGTGTTTGCCACAGCTTATCAATCGTATTGAGGATATTTCCAGTTACTTTATTGATACCATTTCGGATATTAGTCATCAAATTTGTGTAGCTTTGATATCCTGCTGCTGCATAGTCATATTTAGCTGCATAGTCATATTTAGCTCCACCAGCTCTAAAAAGCCCTTTTGTATAGTCTGCTATATTCTTTTTGCCGACGACATTATAAATCCCTTGTTTTGCTAAAAGATAAGTGTAATCTTTTAAAAAGTCATCTACACTTGCATAGTGCATGTATGTTCCACCCTCGTTTGCAGGACGAGCCATCCCAGTAGTGACTTTTACTCCACTTGGACGCGTCTGTGCTCCACCGCTCATACCTGCCCAGTTGTTGTCACGTTTACCAACTGTCGAATCACCCCAAAAACTCTCTAAATAAAGTTGCGTGATGATTCCACTTGGCAAAATATTATATTGCACTGCGTAGTTAATAATAGCTTGTACGTTAGCTTTTTTGATTGTATGACCATAATATTTAAGGTCTCCGCCTAAATATGTACGATTTGACCCAACTGTTTTAGTGGCTTTGCGAGTTACAGGATTAGAAATAACGCGCTCGCCTTTGACTGTCTTTTTGCCATACGGGCGTATGGCGTTGTAAATCTGGCGCTTGTCTAATTTTTTAGTGATACCAGTTACATTTTTTTGATATCTCAACACTATGTCGCTGCGGTCACGACCTACGCCATAGGACACGCCCTCTTCGTATTCCTTGTACACATTTACAATAAACGCTTTAAACGTGTGATTGTTGTGTAATTGAGTTTCAAATTCGATTTCTGCATCAAAATTATTAGCAATTGACAAAAGACGAGCTAACTTAGTATCTTGACCAGTCCATTCTAAGGTAAGTTTTTTGTCCTTGACTTCGTTTGTGCCAATTGTCAAAGCACCAAAATTTAAAATATCAAACTGCACAAGATACTCTTCAAATGACATTGCTTTAGTTGCTTTATATGCGTTGCAATACTCGTTGAGTAACTCTAAATTAAGATTTTCGCAATAGCAATGTATTGTTGTCTCTGTTTCCTCGACTTGCATGATATTAAACAATTGTACTTTACCTTTGTGTACAAAAGAAACAAATGCTTGATCGTTTAGTGCGTGATATTTGTGATTAAGTGGATTGTCACCCAACAGCGATTTTTTATAAACAGAAAACTCAAAGACTGACGAACCAGTTGTGAGCTGTCTAGTCCACAAATCATCATAATAATTAAGTGCTCCTTGTTTCTCATTGTCTAAAAGCAAAACTGGATGTAGCTTTGCGTCGTGTATTACTAGAGTTATTACAACCACCTCTCTTCCATAAGAATTTCAACATTTGGTGCAGACTGAGAAAATTTAGATAACTGCATAACCAACTCTGACTCACCCGGTGGTATAGATATTGGTTGAGAGCCTAATACCATGTCTTGCAGGGAGTCAATATCTTTAGTTTTGACTGTGTCATTTTCAAAATTAATAATAACTTCGTCACCTGGTTGATATTTATTGACGATATTGTTGTAATGAGAGACTCCCATTTTTTCAAAATTGACCTTTTCAAACAGATTGTAGTTGATATATTTAGAGCTATCACTACATGTCCCCATTGCAAGATGTATCTTGCGGGATTTTTTACCTTTAAGGGACGGAACAGTTACATGATGATGTGCCCCATTAAAATAAATACGAAACTTGTCTTCTTCTCTGAAAATCTCAACTGCTCTGCTTCTATTCATTGAAAAAGGATTGTGATAATTTCTATCTGCCTGAAATTTAAACTGCTTGTAAAATCTCCAACCAACACCGTCATCATCAAGAGCAAAGAAATTGTATTCTGTTTCAAAACCATTTTTTCGTTTGTAAGTTTCGATTCCATACAAAAATTCGTCATTTCCTTCATCGTCGATTCCCGTTACACAAAGCTTTAAAAAACCTTTTTGATCCTGCGCAGTAGCAATAAAAATCTGTTGCCACCACAGGTGCTCATTGAGAGTGTATTCTCCGTTTGAATCAGGATTGATAATAAACGTTCGAGTCCCAACATGTTCTGTGTAGCCCGGAGTAGTGCCTCTATTTCCAATAACAACATATTCACCACCTTTACCAGAGCCTAAGATATTATCAATGCGCATCCGTTTAAGTTCTGTGTCATATGTTGGTGGCATGTGATTAAGTTTTGCGACGTTTGGCGCACCATCCAAAGCTTTCGCTATCGCTTTTGAGTAATCAAAAAGGACTTCGTTACGATGTACGATAGTCCCGTCTTCTTCTTCAACTGAGCCAAGTGCAAAAGCACCTGTTTCGTTTGCGATACCGATGTAGCCATTTTCGGAGTTGTGTTTTATTTTGATAATTGGCAGCGCATTGGTGTTACCCTCGTTTTGTAATTTAAAGATTAGTTTATTTCCATCTTTCGTGTAATCTAAAAACTTTTTGTAAGTAGTCGAATGTGCGACGCCGTCTGGGATTAAAAAAGTGATAACAGCTCTTTGATACCACCTAGCAACTTTTTCTGTTGATATTTCACCTTGAGCTAGTCCTAGATAATATTTATCTGGTTCATCACTAAACACCATTTTTTTGGCTTCGTTAACGTTAAGCACTCCTGCAAGTTCATGCTTTAAACTTTCGGTTAAAATACCATTAATCTCTAAAGGCTCAATGTGTACTTTGATGATTTTCGAACTAGTTTTCACACCGCGGATAGACGCTCCGAGATTGAACGATTCGTTCAATGATATTGTTCGCTCATTGCCGATATAGCGTTCAACACGGGAGATCCTAAAAAATTTAGACATATCTACACCATTGTATGTAAATTTCAATTAAGCACTCCTTTCATTCTGTTGTTTGTGCTATTACGCTGTGTTTGATAGCTTGTAATTCTATCAGCAATTCTACCTACCCATTGCCCATCCTGCAAATAAAGCTCGACCGGTCTCTCTATCGCTTGCTCTGCAATATCTAAAGCTTTCTCAATAACACCGTTATTCTTAGTTGATTTTAAGACTGTCAATAATTCATCTAGCATTTTGTATATGCGCTCGCTGCTTTTTGGTGATGCAGTGTTATGTGGAATCTCTCGCATCCTTTGCGTTATATTAGCGACTTTTGTGTTTTCAAATCCGATTCCGTTTGCATATTTAGGAATACCTAAATCATACATATAGTCTCTTGTCATACTAGCTTTCATGACTTTAGAGCCTCGCGGTAAAGGTAATACTACATTACGACCTTCAGGGATAAATGATAGTCTATTTGGTAAAGTTACTAGTTCTTTGTATAAAGGTCCTTTTTGGTCATTGACCATTGCAAAACCACCTGGGTGGTAATCAGTACCATTGGCGAACTTAAAAGCATTAACTGCAGCGGCAGCTATCCCTATAGTAACCGTACTTGGTATGCTAGCTAACAGTTGATCTATGACTCCTCTTGCGTCGTTTCTAGCTCTAATTGAGATAGGTTGACGTTGTTTAGCGCTATCAATTGTTCGTTGCGCAGAATTGACATCGGGTCTTGTATCATTTTTAGCTTTAATGCTCGTTGGTTTGTTTTGAATAATGCTGTTGACTGCTTTTTTTGCTTTCTCAACATCAGGACTAGTCATATCTTTTGCTAGTAACTTTTGCTGTTTTGGAGACAACGAATTCCAATTTTCAAGAGCTGTGGTCGCGACTTCTTTTTTATCAAGAAAATCTTTATTGTCGCCTAAAATACGCTTAACGTCTTCTGGCAAACTATTCCATATTTTTAAATTTTCTTCACTTTCTACTATAGCTTGAACGCCTTCATGACCATCAACGATTAGTTTTTTGTCTTCTGGGTCGAGAGTATCCCACTTGCCAGTTTCGACTAAAACTTCTGCCATTGTTATCCGAGCGTTAGTCTTTAAGTTTGCATTCTTTGCAATAAACTTAAGTCTTTCCCAGCCATCTTCCGCTTCGAGAGCTTTAGCTACTTCCTCTTTAGCATTTGTTTTCAACTTACCTGTTTTAGGATTCCAAACAAGGCTATTCCATTGCGAATTAGCCAGCTTTTGGTCTTCTGTTGATTTTTTAGTGGTTCTAGCCCACATAGTATTAACTTCTTGAGCTTTAGATGCTGCTTTGGTTGTCTTCTTCATCAACTCTTCATAAGACAAACCAAGTTCCTTCATTTGTTTTTTGACATCGTTAACCATCGCTTGTTGCAACCGCGGGTCTAAAAATTTCGCAGCTCCTTTAAGCAATTTCTTTTGAATTGCTGCATAACGCTTACCGTAAGCTTCCATTTTCAAGTAATGGTCAGCTTCGAGTTGTTGCTGTTTCTTGTGGATTTCTTCCCTCGCTTTAACAGCAGCTTTATCCTCACCTTTTATAGAGTCGTAAGCTTTTTTAAGACCGCTTTTTAGCTTTTGATATGATTTATTTTCAGCTTTTATCCATTTTTCAGTAACTTCCAGAGCTTTAGTCAATTGCTGGCTATTTAACGATTCTAGCTCGCCATTCATCGCCTTGGTAATTGCCTTCTTCTCTTTAGCGGAGTAGTTTAATTTTGATAGCTGCACATTGATAAGCTCATTTTGATTTGCTAAAACAACAGCATTCTCTTCTTCAGTTAATCTTCTATGTTCGTTGCTAGCGTTTTGATAGATATTAATGACTTCATCAGACATCTGCTTGACATTATCAATTGTTTGCCTGCTTGATTTTTTCATCTGGTCTATCGTTTCTTGACTGAACCCAAGTTGCTCTGCAAGCTTGACATTCTTGCTTAAGTCTTTATTTTCTAGCTTTTCAATTTCGCTAACTAAACCTTGGAATGCTGTCTTTACAGCGTTAACTTGGTCAGCGCCACCTCTGAATCCTGCCATCGACTGATTCGTCTTATCAACTTTATCTTTAAAAGCTTGTAGTTCGTTGGCTTGGACTTGATTAACTTTAGTTCCCCACTCTTGTGTACGCTGGTGTGCTTCATAAGCTTTTTTAGCAAAGTATCCGACAGCCACTGCGGCTGCTGCACCTCCTAAAATAACACCCCATGTAAGCGGATTTCCCAACAGCGCAGCTGCTCCGCTCATGCCAGATATTGCGGTAGTTGCTTCTCCCGCGCTAGCACCTAGCGCAGCTGTTCCTGTCCTAGCAGCACTCATGCTGCCAGATAAATCGCCTAATGTTTTACTTAGTCGTCCTAGACCTTGTATTGTCCCACCGATGACACCGACGCCTTTACCAAAAATGGATAGAGCAGGCCCAGATGCAGCTGCAATGAGCCCCCATTTTATGATTTGGCGTTGTTGTTCTTTGTCGAGAGAACTAAAACTCTTTGCTAAGTCAGCTACTCCTTTGATAAAAGGTCTGCTCGCTTCTAAACCATCGCGTAGTGCGTCAATTAGAGGCCCTCCAAATTCAATAGCAACATCATTCACTTGGTTTTTTAACATCTGTAATTTAGATGCAGTTGTTTCATAGCGTTTGTTAGCTTCATTCATCAATGCTTTGTTTTCACTAAAACCTTTATTAGCCGATTTAAAAGCATCTCCTAACAAATCGCCTGCTCCTGCTAGACGTTGCAATGTGTCAATCTCTCGTACTGATTCAATACCAATATCTTGCAAGTGAGCAGTTACGTCTTTGCCCTCTTCTTTAAAGCGTTTTAACCCTTTAACAAAATCAATAATGGCTTCTTGTGGGTTTTTCTTCCAAGATGCAGCAAACTCATCAGCAGATTTACCAGCGATTTTTGCAAACTTCCACAAATCTTCGCCACCAGATAATACTTGCGTATTAATTTTTTGCATGACACGACTAAACGCTGAACCACCTGCTTCCGCTTCGATACCAACAGAACTCATAGCTGTTGCCAAGCCAAGAATTTGAGGGTCTGTCAACCCTACAACCTTACCTGTACCAGCTAAGCGCAGACCCATTTCAACGATTTCTTTTTCAGTTGTCGCAAAGTTGTTACCTAATTCAACAATTGAGCTACCTAGGTTGCTATACTTAGATGGATCTAGTTGTGTGATATTAGCAAACTTAGCTAATGCTGTTGCAGCTTCTTCTGATGACAAGTTAGTAGATTTTCCCATGTCAATCATGACACGAGTAAACCCTAAGATGTCTTTTGTTTTAATACCCAATTGGCCAGCTGCTTCTGCAACGTGAGATATTTCGGTTGTTGATGCTGGTATCTCTTTAGCCATTTGCCTAATCCCTTTAGACAACATATCATAAGAATAAATTACTTTCCCGTTCGAGTCTTTTACTTCATCAACAGTCTTTTTCACACCAGCAAACGCATCTTCATATTCAATTGCTGCTTTAATTGCATATCCTGCTCCTGCTGCAATAGGTGCTGTAACCCCTTTAGTAAAAGCAGCGCCAACCCCAGACACAGAATCTCCAAACGACCTCATCTTTTTTCCAGCTTGTTCTGCTGCATTGCCAAAACGAGTAAAAACACTTGTTTCTGTTGCAAGTGCTTTTAAGCGACTTTGCAATTCTGAAACTTTTGCCGCAGTCTCCATCATTGCCGACTTAGCGTTAATTAATGATTTTTTTTGTTTGGCAGTGGCTTTGTCAACATCCCCGATACTTTCTTTTAATTCACTGTATTTTTGTGATTGTCGCTTAAGTAACTCTTGATAACCTTTCAGAGCACTACCCGTTTCTGCATAAACAGCTTTAAGTCCTTTTACACGACTACCGTGACCTTTAAAGCTATTTTCAACAGCTTTAAGAGAGTTATCTAAAGTTTTCATGTAAGTTTTTAGGTTTCTTGTGTTAGCCATAAAAGGCGCTATGTCAAGAGTTGCAGTTGCTACTAAATCACCTATGTTTCCCATCTATTCTCCTTTCTAGCCGAAAAGGAATGGAAAAGCCTTGTCCAAGGTTGTTTCAACCACTTCTTCTTTTTCAGCAAAGTTTATCTCTAGTGCTTGCACCATCAATTCTATATCTGATAAGCGCATTTTTTTGATATCTAAAATGGTATAACCATTTTTTAGCAAACTCTGAATCCACAAGAGCAAGTTGTCTTTAGCTTCTTGAGGAGTTATCGTTCCTTTTTTTCGTCTTCCTCTTTTTCTCCGCCTAAAGCGTCAACAAAAAGATCATTCAATTTGTCCAAAACAGTCATGTCTGACTGTTTTAAGTCATCGATAGTAAATTGATTTCCGTACATTTCAACAAACATTTGTAAGTATGATTCGTTTAATTTGCGGTGCTCTTTTGCATCCAAGCGGTGTTCATCACTGCTAAATACAGCGCTTTGCCTAACTTGATGTTCAACTGCTAATAGATTATCTTCAACATTGATGAAATCCTTCGCAAAAGTCTTATCAACACCGCCTTTTTTTAGTGTAATTTCGTACATATCTACTCCTTATCAAAAATAAAAGGTTGGATTTAAAATCCAACCTTAAACAACTTCATCTCCGTGGCGACTATCAGGAAGACCATCAGAACTTCGATGGTCTTCCACTACGACTTTGGGAATACCATTCCTTTGAATGTTTCTAAATTAAAATCACTTGCAGCTTCGCGACCGATAACGATAACATCACCGTCTTCGCCGCGAGCCACAAAGTTACCCGTTACCTTGTCTGCCTCTGGGTTAGGTGCACCCTCTTTTGTTTTTGTATCCATGCCTGGAATGTTAAATTTACCTTTTAGCAAGCCAACCCAAATCGCTTTGCCATTTTCATCACTTGTTCTAAACATACAAGCAACATTGTTAGGCGTGAGCGATTTATTGTATTTTTCAATACCATTTTCTGCCTTTATACCAAAGAAAGCTTGCCGAGCTTCGGACGTCAAATCTAACACCTCAATTTCTAATTTAGTTTCCGTAATACCGCCAGATAAAACAACATACGGTCCATCATCTGCCATAACTGTCACTAACTCGTTAGTAATATCAAGTTTCGCTGCTTTCATCCCAGGCAATGGCTTGACGCCATCTTTTTTTTCTTTTACTTTGTCATCATCTCCAAGCACTGCATACTGGAAATCACGTAGTCCAAATTTTACTTTTCCCATTTAGTTCCTCTTTTCTTAATAAAAATCAAAATAGCGGTATTTCCTTACATTCATTAGTAAGTCAATATCGCTATCTTTGTATCTTGGCTTTTCATTTGCGGTATATCTTTCAAAACCGCCTTTTTTTAAAACATCGTCTATACACTTCGCAATCTGGTCAGACTGAGAAGCCGTTTTACACCAAAAATTGATTGTAATACGTTGTTCATTGCTAACCATATCATCATCCGCATATAGGGATGGTCCATCGTACGTCGTATTTATGCGCATAAATGGGGCTAGCTCTACTTTTCGTACATCAATTGGGTTGTCTGGTATATCGTAAGTAAAAATACCTTGTTCAAACCCATTTTTAAAAGGACCACCTCTGAGCTTATCCAACAACTCGTTCAATGTCCTATCGTTTTTTAATAATTTATAAGCTGTTGTCTCAGCAATCAAAGCCCAAGTCCCTCCTTAACTTTTTGAGCGTAAATTTCTCTTGCTCTCGGCGTCATCTCATTGATAGTCTTTTCCTCAAAGTCTTGTCCTTTTTGATAGATTGTCCCACTATTCGGGAAATGAGCGCGCCAACCAGTTTTTCGACCGTAACCGATATCTTTTGATATAATGCCGACGTTAGCTCCTTTGAAACCACTTGTCGTAGTATCATATTTCAATTTAGTAACATAAACTGAATAATCTATTGGTGTATTTCTAGACAAAGCCTTTTCGAACTCCTCAGCAACCTGCGTAACCGCTCCTTTCGCAGCGTTAGGCGCTTTAACCTCAAGTTTAGTAAGATTATCCAAAATACCATCAAGTCCTTTTGTCATGACATGCTAACCCCGCTAATCATAGTAATATCTTTACCAGACTCGTCCAATTCAATTTTGTCAATCTTATATATACGTTTGTTAAAATCGACAAACATAGTGTTATCGATGGACAATTTAGGATTGTATCTGATTAAAAACGTTTTTGTATCTTTGTTTGTAGGCAAATCACTTGCATTTTGAAATTTCGATTGATAATTAAAATCTCTCAGTTGCGTTTTTATAACTTCCGCCCAACAGGTATACAAATCTTCACGAATGTTGTCTACAACTTCACCATCTTCGTTTTGTCCGCCTGTTTGGTTAAAGATAGTAATTCTAACATTCATCTTCCGCGTTATCATGCGTCACCACCCCTCAGTCTGAGTTGGTGGATAATGTTCAGAACACCGTTAGCAAGCGGATAGCGATTACTATCCGCAGATAGACCACGGTGATCGTATTCCTCCTTAACCTGTTTTTTTACAGCTAACGCAAATTTAGCGCTATCTTTGAACGTGTCTGCGGTTGAGCCATCTTCTATCGCAAAACAGATTTGTTCCTGTGCCGATTTAATCATTTCTTCGATGATGTCATCTTCAAAATCAAAGTCAATTTTACAATAGAGCTTTACACTGTCTAATAACTCTTTCGATACAGCCATAGCTATACCTCTTCAACGCCTGCTAGTGCAAGTAAATCTGATTTCAATGTCTTACCACTAAAGTCAATTCCTTGACTTGTTAAATAGCGTTTGATTTCTTCTACAGTGCTCTTACTAGTTGGTTTCGCCTCTTTCTCAGAGGCTTTCGCTGGGTGTGAATGTCACATAGTATCCAGCTTTGTCATCAACTTTAGAAACGCCAAAGCGAAGCACAGCTTGCAAGTATTGACCGTAGATTTCATTATCTGCCCAACGAAGCCCTAAGTCTTTACGATCAGCAAATAATACACCACGTTTAAAATCTCCGACAAAAGCCGAGTCTTTACCAATTACGTCATCAGATAAGACAAAAACAGGTTTTCCAAGAAATACTTTCCCAGAAACAGAAGTGATTGAATCTTGCAATAGGTAACGACCATTTTTATCTTTTAGTGTATCCATTGTTTGATAGAAACTTTGAGATACAATAAACGACACGTTGTAAGCAGGGTCTAAATCAACGTTGAGAAGCTTCTTGATTTCGTCTAAGTTTTTTACTGTCTTAGTTTCGAATTTTTTGAGAATTGTTGCGATAGCGTCATTTGTTGTATTAACTTTCATTTGACCGATTGTTTCAGCAACAATACCAACCAAATCTACATCTGCGTCGTCAATTGACTCTTGAGACAACGGGATAGCTCCACGGTAAGTTTTAATTTCCCATTCGACGTTTTTAAATTGTGGTTTGCCTAGTTTTGGATTTTTTTCCAATTCTTCAACGCTTACCATTTTCTCTGTTGCACGTTGTAATACCGGCCATTTTCCTGATGCTTTTTTAGCTGGGTGGATGCTAGTGAATTGTTTCAAATCAACAACTGTCTTAACTTCACGAGCTGGTGTATATAAAATTTCTTCACTAGAGACAGGTTTTACATCTTTTTTCTTAACACCGTCCGTTTTAGGATCTACAGGAGTTGTTTGGTTAAGTGGGATAAGAACCTCGTCTTTCCCTTCAAAACGCAAAGTTTCGTTAGTTACTGTTCCTTTTGAACGAATAAATTCGTTAACGCTTTCGCGGTATGTTTTAGTTTCTTGTGGCACTTCTTTTCCTCCAGTATTTTCTGCACCGCCTTTTTCAATGCTAGATTCATATAATTTCAAGTCGTTTTCTGCTTCTGCTAGGCTTGCTTTAGCTTCTTCAACTTCTGCTTTAATTGAGCGAGCAGTTTCAAGGTCATCTGATTCCAAAGAGTTTTTTACTTCTGCTGTTTTCGTAGCAATTGTTTGGTTTAAGCCAGCGATAGTCGCTTTAATTTCTTTAATTTTTTCTTCGAACATAAATTCCTCCAATAAAAAATGAGCCTATAGCCCTTGTAAAATTTCTTCTTTTTCGATTTCTAGCAACATATTGCTAATTTCTTTTTTACGTTTATTTCTACTTGCGTAATAATCATCAATTACCGCTTGCGGCAACATCGAATTATCAATGCTAGCGACTGCTTCAAACGACATCACTTCGTCAGCAAAACCTTTTTCTACGGCATCTTGAGCGGACATAAACGTTTCATTTCGCATCAAATCCATGATTTCATCTTCCGATAACCCTGTTTTTGCGACATAGGCATTCACGATAGCTTTATCGCTAGATTTCAGAGCGTTAGAAGCTTTGTCTAGAACATCGCTATTACCAGACACCCGATTAAAAAGTGCTTTGTGCACCATCATCTGAGCGGTTGGGCTCATGACGACTTTATCAGCTCCCATAACAGCCACTGATGCTGCGCTTGCAGCCATACCAGTGATTTCTGCGGTTACTTTTCCTTTATAATTTCGCAAAGCCGTATAGATTTCACTTCCGACTGTAACAAGACCACCATTTGAGTTAACTTCCAAAACAATATCGCTATTGTCTTCGGGAAGGTTATCAAAAATACTTTTTGCACTAACAGCTTCCATTCCGTAATAGTCGTAAACTTCTTGAGAATTATTTGAAATTAGTGGCCCTTTAAGATTTATCCTCTTTGGCATTTACCTCACCTCCTTTCCCTTTGATACCAATCTTGTCCTGATATTCTTCTTTTTTGTCTAAAAAGACGTAGTTTAGGCTCGACTGATACCTATCCATATTAGGATCTGTAGATTTTTGCTTACCAAGTTCGACAAGGCCTTGATTAGGTGTTAATATTTGGTTATTAACCAGCTTGACAATTTCATCAACATTACGACCTGTGACACTTCGTGTGTCGAATTCGATATGATAGAGACGCCTGTCGTTGTCGTTTAGTGTTTTAAGACCTAACTCACTTGTAATTGCGTCAAAATAAAAAGGCAAGTCATTTGTGACATAGTCCTCCATAAGTTGAGCAACAGACTGGTTTGGGCTATTAACCCCAAGCTTATAGCTAGGGACCCGCAAAGCTTTAGCAATCTGAGCGGTTGAAAAATTGTTACTTGTGATTAGTTGCAACACGTTAGTATCAATTTCAAGTGGTGTATATTCTTGCGTATCATCGAATACTAAAGGACTACCACCAATTGCACCCTCGCGCATTTTTTCAAATTCAACTCTGGCTCTCTTACGTGCTTCACCGCTTAATTGAGCACCTTTCATTTTTAAGATACCGCTAGAAAATCCATCCTTGAAGAATTTAATTAAGGTATTGATACCACCTTTTTGTAGGTCTATCTCATCTCCTAAAGATAAAAGCGGAGACCTTCCCAAAATTGTGTCATGGCTAAAGAATTTCCAGTGTATGACATCATGAGCAAAGCATTTAATTTTTTTACCAGTCAAAGTGTCAGTAAAAGTGTAGACAATATCATGATTGTCCGTTTCCTCGACTGTTGTTTCTGATGGTCTATAAAACTGAAATTGCAGCGCTTGACCTGTTTTTGGATCGCGCAAAATGCGAGAAAAGGAGTTGCCGGTCAAAATGGCATTGACTGCCATAGCGAATTTCCAAGTCCTAGCACTCGCATTATTTGTGGATTTAACATTTAAAAGATAATTAATATCCTCATCGTGGATGATGTCGCCATTAACATCCTTTTTAACGAGCGGAAACCTAGCAATGTCTCCAGCAATAATAGACGTCGCTGTCAAAATGTCACTGTTTTTTAACGCCGACACTCCTAAATATTTTTGAGAGATATCGCCGGCCAGAACAGATGCTACATAGTCATCGTAAGATACCTTTGAACTCCCCAAAGGTTGAAAAAAACTCATAGATTTCTCACCTCCTTTCTAGAGGTCTGTTACTTTTTCCAGCGGTTTTTGTGTTTTTTCTTGATGCGACTTAACTCATTATTAGTTGCTTGAGCATTGTGTTCTACAATTTGTTCGAGTTGCTCAATTCTTTTATGCTGATTCCTTAGCGCATCAGCTTGCAATGCGTTTTCTGCAATCAGTAACGCTACTTTTTTTTCAATTTTTCGTTTTTTCTTAATACGTTTATTCATTTTCTTCCTCCTATGCTATCTACGTAGATAGCTAAAATAACCAAGATAAGACCACTTGATATAAAGCCGACTTTATCGCCAAACAAAAAAAGACCGTATATTAACAGTCCTAGTCCAACTAATAAGATTAATGTATGTATGTTTTTTAAAATAAAACCAATCAAAACAGTGTCTCTCCTCCTAGAATCTTTTCGCTTGTCCAGTAGCCAGAACCATCAAATGGCTCTAAGTAACAAACTGCATACCCGTCTAAAGCTGCGTCCAGAGGGTCTATCTTATTGCTATTCTTATTCTTATCAATCCTCATACCATTGTTATCAGTCTTGATATAGGCGTTGTTTACAGCCATGGTCAGCAAAGGGTTACCAGAGTGCTTTATTTTGCCTTTTTTGAGGTCGTCACGGAATTGTTTTGTCGGCATGTTCAAAACCATTGTCGTCTGCGAAACTTCTATCAGAGGCCACTCTGGATGCCTTTTTTCAATCATTGTAAGTAATGTTCCAAACTGATAAGGGTCAAAGCAAATTCCATTAACTTCCCACTCGTTGGTATAGACCATCTCTTCAATTTTTTCTAGGACACGCTCATCATCAATAACCCCGCTTTCAAGTGTTGTTATCTCACAATAACCTTGACGTTCCAAATTACTATAAGATACACCATCCCGCTTTTCTTTAGCAGTTAAACCATATTTTGTAGCAACAAAAGAAAAGCTATCGATGTACCAATAGTCATCCATCATAACGACTGGTGTGATAGCGAACAAGTCGCTAACACGACCGACGTCAACACCTAGCCAAACTCTGCGTTTTGTGGTGTCTGGTTTATCAATCTGAGCAAGTTCCCAAGATTGCTTGTCAATATAGGATTCCTCGCTAGATTGACGCCACATGTTAAAGTTTTTAATCAGGACTTTATTAATTTCCCCTGTTTCGAGAGATACTCGTCTACGAGTTCGTAGATAGTCCATGATCTTATCGTGCAGAGCTTCTACTTCGAGTATTGGATTAGATTTTATCCAATTAGATTCATCTTTAATCTCTTCTTCGTTGTCTTGCTCCGCGACATATCCAAAATAGCCATCATCTACAATTTCTCCATCTAGTATTTTAGTGATGTATGGATACTCAATTGTGTGCATTGGGACATTCAAATCCACCCCAGCCGTCGAAATAATCAAGATAAACGGGTTATCAAGCTGACCTTGACCAGATTCTAAAAGTTCTAGCATTTCATTAGTCTTTGATGCTGCGAACTCATCTAAGACACCAACATAAGGTTCAAATCCATCAACCGCTCCCGTATCGCGACTAAGGGCCCTAATATAGGATTCGTCATGCAAATTTTTGAGTTCGTCCCTAACAATTTTAGTGGCTTTTCTAACATCTTCATCTTTACCTCTTAGAGAAGATAGTTGCTTTTTAGCCATATCCCAAGCTATTTTAGCCTGTGTTCGGTCATTAGCCGTACAAAATAGTTGTCTGCTCATAGATGGGTTATGACCAAACAAAAATTCATAAAGCAAAATACCAGCTATTAGAATTGTTTTACCGTTTTTACGAGCAACAGAAATCATAGCTTTTCTAAATCGTCTCAAAGAATGGTCGTTTTTTTTACGCCATCCATACAGATTAGATATAATAAACTTTTGAAATTTGGCTAACGGATATGGTTTTCCAGTTTTGACGTCTGGTAAAATTTCAATGAAATGAATTGGATCGGCCGCTTTTTCTGGTAGATAAATAAATTTAAAATTGTCATCGCCTATTTTTTTGAGGTCATTCAAATGTCTCAAGCATGCTTTGAAAACTTTTTGACTTGCTTTTATCTCTTCGTCAACAACCATTTTTGCATAATAAAAAGCGTCATCTTTATAGATGTCGCTGATTGCTGAATAATCGTATTCCACTTTTATCACCTACGAACCTACGCCAAACGACTGCCCTATCGTTTGCTTATAATACCGACCACCTTCTTTGCCAATACACTCCACTAAAAAGCCATTATCCCATGGATTATTTTGGGCGTCATTTGGATCGTATTTAACAACTATTTTAGTGATGCTATTTATTTTCTCACCGTTGATTTCAACAATCGGAAACTTGTCGTTCCCTAACCATTTAATAGTAAATTCTTTAACCGGCTTCATTTTTATCCTCCAAATTTATCAAAAATACTCTTGGGCTTTTCCTCTTCTTTAGGAATAAACATTTTCATACGACTGTCAACTGTTAAACCTAATTGGCTAGCACTACTTCTGATATTAGTTGTAGCCTTTTCCAGTGTTAAAATAAGCGGACTCGGAATTAAACCTTTGTCTGGATCATTCGCAAAATAGCCAACTTCATCTAATTTTTTGACTGCATCTTTATATATTGCGTACCATGTGCAATATAGTTCAAGAAGCCCTCTATCTAAGTTTCTTATGGGTAGGGTCTGCAGGTCATTTATAATTCTTCTATACTCAGCTCTAGCCACTTCGTTTAAGTGCCGCGGTGGTGTTACTTGCAATTTCGCAAGACCGTCAGAAGCCTTTTCTTGAGCGGTTTCTCGGACTTTTTTCTCTTCTTTAGTAAGGTGTTTTTTTGTCGTTTCAACTACTTTTAATTTTCTCCCCATAGGACCTCCTTTACACAAAAATTGACAGTTCAAAAATTTCAAAAAGGGAATTTTTTGCACGAAAAAGGCCGCGTTCTCAAAAACACGAACAATACACGCCCGTTCAAAAACAAGCGGGGTATTTTCCGAACATTTGTGCCGTATATCGTTTTTTTATAGCCGTTTATTCGCCATGGCTTTTACATCTTTCTCTTATCGCTTTACTGTCATTACACGCTTTACAGCTCGCTTGTAGGTTGTTCCAGTCTAACCTTTTACTCCAATCTTTCTTAACTGAGATAATGTGGTCAGTCATAGTTGCTTCTCCTCCACACATAGCACAGACATAATCACTCTGCAACAAGACTTGTTTGCTTGTCTCTCTCCAAATCTTAGAGTTATAAAATTGTTTAGTCTTCTTGTCATACTTCCATCTGTTACGATTATAATCTCTGTACTCAGCTGACCTATCATCGTAGTCTACAGTTGTTCGTCTACCTCTTGAGATAGTTAATTTCTGTGGTCTCATACCCTAACCTCGCCAGTTAGCCTATTGATGTGATGAATAAATGTTGCGTATGGAATAGTGCAGTCATTATAAGCGTATACATTACTTACTTTTCTTTTCCACTGCGGTTTACTGTACGGATATCTTTTTGGTCTCATATCTTTCCTCCATAATAAAAAGCCACCACAATGTGATGACTAAAGTAAGCGTGTGAGTGGATTCGAACCACTGCGCCTCAATGTTAAGCTATTAACATAATAAGGAATCGAACCTTATTTCCAAGACACGCTATTACAGGAACAGTCGGAATCGAACCGACACATATAATCAGACCGTCGACAATCCAATTATCAAGGCGCTACCTCTACCGTTTTCCAATCACGGTTCATGTTCCAACGGTTTAGTCTTACTTGGCGCAAAGGTCCCCGTAGAGATACCAGTGCTTATTTTTAAAGTAAGCCTATAGACCCATCACGAATCGAACGTGATTAATACCATAAGGTCTACGAATAAACGATAAAAACTCCGTTCCATTTTCCACGCCTGCTGTGCTTTAGTGGTTGAAATAACCACTATTGAGACGACAGGATTCGAACCTGTTCACCCCAACCGGTATCGGGCTCACTTAGAGTTGCCGACCGTTCTCTCTTAGTATTTCTTTTTCGTGTCGCTACCAAACGACAACATCAACTTTAAAATAACAAGTTCGATAGTAGTTAAAGTTGACGACTAAATAAATAGTCTGTTAGTAAATGATTATCTCTTCTTGCTATTTTGATAATACTATTATATGACATTGATTAGTATTTGTGAGTATTATTCAGTCATTTCTAATACTGATATAGTATTATTTAGTATTATTCAGTATCAAATTCAGACTTTCTACACCTTTGCGCTTAATCATATAGTAATTATTGCGATTCATCTCTAGTCTGTCGATTGCTTCGTCGTACGTCTGACAATTTACAAATGTAGTAATTAACACATGACGTTGCAACATGTCAGGTATGCGCATAATTAGTTCGACAATCTCGCCTTTCCGTTTATCTAGTGTCTGTATTTGACTATTGTAATACTCACATTTACTAATCAAGCTGACATTTTTATCTTCTTGTGATTGTCTAATCCCTCCGTTCGTTCGCATGTCTGACCACTGCGGACTTGATAGCAGCGAGTTGCTCGCAATCTTATCACGTTCAAGCTCTTTAATGAGTTTTGGGATTATTCTTAATTCGTTTAATAAAATGTCAGCTTTTGTCTGATTACGACCCATCAAGCTACTCCTTATGATATAATATTAATACACAAATATATTGGAGCTGGCTTGCGTGAGCTGGCTTTTTTATTGTTCTCCTTTCATTTCTCTGCTGACTTATTTTGTTGTTAATTGTCGAGTATTAAATTTTTAGTTTTGTGTCAGCACTATATTTTCAGCGTTGCGCTTGTATAATCATCTGTGAGCGATAACAGACTTTAGATTTTTATGAAAAAAATGTCGGAGGATATTTCCCTTTCTAAAAAATTTCGCTCTATAACTAGCAGACTAATTATTCCAAATCTGCTAGCTGACTACTACAGAAAGTTTCTAAGCTGAGTTTAACGAGAATCCTAGCTCGTACACCCACAGAGCCATTGCAGGCTCTTAGGCGCTTGCGTGGGACTTTAATTTGCTTCTGTGTTTAATAGTTTAAAATGCCAAGTTTCATATTCACCATGATAAACGAAGCCTATAGAGTCTGCGTCAACGATTTTATCGCATACAACATATGCTAAATCAGTATTTTTTAAATAATCTTTTTCACCATATTTAACAATAGCAATATCATGTTTTTTACCATTTCTAAAATAATAGCCAGAGGACAAATTATATTTGTCATTGTTAAAGTCATTTGCATATTTTTTGGATATAAAAATTGTTTTTTCTTTCATTCTGTCACATCTTTTCTAAACTGCCAAGCCCAGTCAAAATCTTTGCGGATTTCGGATTCTGTGAGTTGTAAATTGTTATCTATCTTTAGTAAGTCTAAGTTATCTCTACGCATAACTTTGATACTTACATTTCCGCTAAGCTGTCTCATCAGCACAAAACTTAACTGTCTTTCATTCGGATTAGGTATCTCAACAGTATACAGATTTTCTTTTTCGACTGTGATATTTGGATAAGCTAGCCAAGCTTCATAAAACTCACGTTCATTGTGAGTTAGCCACTCTCTAACTTCATCAGACTGATAACTCATATGTTCGTGCAAATAATTCACATCTTCGTCAAAGCTTTCAATAACATCAGCTATCATTTGTGGTACTTCTAGTTTTGGTTTGTCGAGTTGGTCGAGTAATACTTTTACAATATGTGTTTTCACTACTGGAATGTCGCCGACACCACCTTTACCAATAGACTGTTTGTCTATCAATTTCTTCGCTTCTTCAATATTCATTTTCTACCTCGCTTAACTTCTTCAACAATTTCAATTGCTACACCTATTGCGTCCATGTAACCAGCGTATCTTTCTTGTTCGTAATTATCCAGATCATTGTCAAATTCTTTATTAAGTCTTTTTAAAATTTCGTCAATCATACCCTATCCCCCATTTCCTGTAAGTTCCGCAATCCGCTTAGTCTGTCTCTGATTTTGCTCGCTAGCACGTTTAAGCTGCTTTTGTGTCCTGCGTAATTGTGACTGTAAGTCTGCTATTTGTGGCTTGTAGTGGTTTTGTAAGGCTATACTTATCATCAGTAACATAAGAACTGCTGTCATTAAGACGGCAATTACATTAGACTGCATATACAATCTATCATCTTTCCGCTCTATCTCTTCTAGCAGCGGTTTTATTAGTTCTTCTGTCATTTTTCCCACTCCCTAGTATATTTTTCTTTAACTGTTGCTTCGCAAGAATTCCAAAACTTCAACATGTCTGCTTTTCGCGTAAAGGTTTTCTCTTCAAACTGAGGCTTTGCCTCAAAATTCTTTTCTCTACTCGTGTAGATTCTAACGACATATTCTTTTTTTTCATCTAGACTCCTAACTGCGCCTTAACTGCTTCAAATAAGGCGTTCTGATTTTTTTCTTTGCCTTGTAAAATCCTAAGTACTTTTTCATCAACTGTATTTTCTGCAACAATGTGGTGCACAATAACGGGTTCTGTCTGCCCCTGTCTATCTAATCTGGCATTAGCTTGCTGATAATATTCAAGACTCCATGTTAGCCCAAACCAAACAATAATATGCCCGCCTTTTTGTAGATTAAGCCCATGCCCCGCCGATTGAGGGTGGCACAGAAGAATTGGTATTTTTCCGGAATTCCACTTGTCAACCGACGTCAGCTCTTCAGCCTGAGGAAATCGTTTCTTAAGTCTCTCAAGATCATGTTGATACTGGTAAAAAACTAAGATAGGCTGGCCTTGGCTTTCTTCTACTATGTTCTCAAGCGCGTCAAGTTTGTCGTCGTGTATAGGAACTGTTGCTTTATCATCATCATAGATAGCACCATTGGCCATTTGAAGTAATTTATTGGCCAAAACCGCAGAATTAGCCGCAGATATTTCTTTATTTTTAAACTCCAACACCAAATCAGCTTCAAGCTGTTTGTAGGCTTTCATATTAGATAACTTAACTGATACAACGTTGTTGGTTCGCGGCGGTAACTTGAGATAGTCTTTAGCTTTCATGCTGACACAGATATCCTCAATCTTGTTATAGATTTCTGCTTCTGCACCATCCCTAATTGCCCAACTGTAAATGATTGGACCATTACGCTTATCAGGAACAAAATACTTGTCTTTAAATCGAGTCTGGCTCGTCTCAAGCCTGTCGCCTCTGTCCATCAGATAAATCTGCGGCCACAAATCAATCAAACTGTTAGGCGCTGGGGTTCCTGTTAGTCCTACAAGGCGTTGGACTTTCGGTCTAACTTTTCGCAAAGCCCTAAACCGTTTTGACTTACTAGACTTAAAGCTTGACAGCTCATCAATAACAACAAAGGTAAACGGCCATTTAGTCTTGTAGTATTCAACAAGCCAAGTAACATTCTCACGATTAATCAAATAGATATCGGCTTCTGTTTCTAAGGCTTCAACTCGTTTTCCCTCACTCCCCAAAACTTTAGAGTAGGTGAAATCAAAATGCCATTTCTCAATCTCCGTTGACCATGTTTCTTCCGCCACTTTTTTAGGGGCTACGATTAAAATCTTATGATCCTCGGAAAAAATATTTTGAATCTCATCTATCGCTGCTAGTGTTGTCAGCGTTTTACCAAGGCCCATGTCAAGTAAAAGGCCACAATAAGGGTGCTCTACTATCCATGTCTTAGCGTATTCCTGATACTCGTGCAGTCTCACACCCAGTTCTCCATTTCTTTTAAGGCTATGTCCACTGATTCGTAGGAGTCAACAACCCAAACATGCTGCCCAGCCTCTTTTATTTTTTTGTGCATTGCAACTTGGCTGGGTCTTGGTTTTTTACCAGGCGCTTTGACCTCTACAAAAAAGGTTCCCGTATTCATGACAACAATTCTGTCAGGCACTCCTATCGTCCCTGGACTAGTAAATTTTAAACACAGCCCTTTTGTTTTCTTTTTCAAATAATTTTCAATATCTTTTTCAGTCCTCATCCTTCCTCCTTTGGTCAATAAAGGTCAGGGTTACCGTTTTTTTCAACTTACTTTCTCTTTTTTATATATGTGTTTTATATATGCCTTATTTTATATATATTTATTTTTTATATTTATATTTAAGTTAATAGAAGAAAAGTGGTAGATTGGTAACCACAGGGGCTAAACTATTGCTATGAAAGACCTCTTAGGGCTACCAAAAAGCTACCGGGGTTACTTTTCGAACCCATTTCTAAGGGTCGAGTTACTAAGTTACCGATTTTTCCAATTCGGTTTTGGTTTTTTAAAAATTATTTTTAAATTTTTTATTTTTAAAGTTTGAAAAAACCGGTAACTTGGTAACTTTTTTCTAGGGTTACCAAACTCTAATTCCAAAAAAGTAACCCCTAAAACTCACTTTTTAACCTAAAGCCGACCCAATTTTTGGCTTGCTTTCCATCAGATTTAACGTTTTTATTTTCATAATTTAGCTCTCTTAGCCGATGGTTAAATGCATTTTTTGCCAAAGGTTTGTAGCCTGAATCCTGACAATAGAATTTATAAGCTGGGTAGACATCCCTAACAGGAACTTTGAAGTCTTCGCCAAGTTCACACTCGTCTTCAAGGAACATAGCTACGACATCGTTGCCTTTTTCCCATTTCTCGACACTTGACCTCATGCTGGCACTAATACTGAAATCTCTCTTACTCAAGGCCTTTCTAAACCCCTCCATCGCTCTGTTAAAGATACCGGGTACCTCACTCATAATCTTATCTAGCGGGTATTTCGCCTTAACTTCCTGCGTTAAAACCTTATCCATCTCGAGGATCATCATGCGGCGCTTAAGTCCTCCACTGAAATCTCGCATAGGTGGGAGCTCATTCATGGCAAAAGACAGCTTGGCATAATTGTAAAAATTAATAGGCTCTTTGTTTTTCCGGTCAGCGTGTATCGTATCTTCCCCAGTCAACATTTTAAGCGTAGCCCCATCTGCTAAATATTGGGGCTTTGCGTCAGTGTCAAAGTTGGCTGTCTTACGATATAATCCGATTTTTGCAAAGCGTTCTTGCATCAGGTACTGCAGTGTCACGGCTGAATAATTATCAGCGCCTATCATTTCACGTAAAATATTAATTAGTGTTGATTTGCCAGTGCCCCCGCTACCATAGATGAATAGCATTTTTTGAATAGTGTATTCACGATAAAAGTTATAGCCAAACCACTCAAAGATGAAATCTATATTTTCAGCTCCGACGGTCTCCCTAAGAAAACCCTCAAAGGTTTCACAGGTCGCCTCGGGGTCATAGACAACGGGATGGCTTGACCTGGCATGCAATTCTGGATCAAACTTAGTCTTAAAGCTGTTATCCCTCAGGTCATAGACTCCGTTCGCTAGCACTATCTTGTTAAGATCACTCTCGGTAAACACTTCGCTTGAAAAAGCCTGTGCTTTAATCGCTACGATGGTTTCGCTAATGTGCCTAATCTTAGTAATTTTACCGAGTTTCTTAGTTGAGATATAACTCTTCAAATATTCCTCTGCATTTGGCAACCAGATGCCTTTTTTAGCGTCGTATCTTAAGAACTCAAAGCCGTCCCAATAAATCGGAACCTCCTTAATAATCTGCGTTGCTAGCAAATAACTATTGACCTCAGGTTCACCCCTCTCATCAATTTCAAGCCAGCTTCTGTCATCTTCGACTGGTAACTCTTCATCGAAATCGCCTAAAGCCTCCGCCATTAGATAGTCTTTAATTTCGGGTAAGTCACAGACAAAAGCATTCATCGCTTTGCTTGATGGTAGCTTATTAGTAGGAGTATTATCTTTAGCCCCGCTATCTTGCTCTCCGAATTTATGGATACGAACAAGGTCGTATGCATTTACAAGCGTATCCCCCACGGGATCTGTCCCGTGATGACTATAAGCGAAGACATCATCATAGATAACTAAGCCGTTTGCGGTTGAGCCCTCAGTGTAGGTGTACCTATCAGGAGTTGTTCCTTCTTCATAAACCTCAGGTAAGAACGTTGCAATGGCCTGTCTAATGTCATAGTTACGACAAAAGGCTCCAATAAGTCCTTTTTTACTAAGCGGGTCACCTTGTTTTTTAGCTTCGCGCTGTCTCTTAACAGCGTGCGTCGGGCTTTCTGGCCAGAAGCTTGAGTCATGCCAGTCCGGGTATGTGTCAAGCACCTCATCAACACTCAGAAAAGCCTCGTCGTTATATTTAAACGTAAAGTCGGCACCTCTTGAGTGGCTCGGCCAGAACATCAAGCGTACGCTTTGATAAGTCGTGTCATCAAAGTTCGACATGCCTAGTTGATTAGCCAAATATCTAGCGACTGGCTCATATTCATCAGGCATCATTAAACGGTCAGTAGGGATAATAAGACGGTACTTAGCAGCTTTTTTTGAGTGGCTGTGAGTACTGTAGAGTACGAATGCATAATCTGCAAGCAGGTCTAGCCTATCTAAGAAATCTTTACTTGGGCTATCTGCGTCAAGCGCAACCAAGGACCTGCTTTGAACATTTTCGTTTTTTCGTTTACCCTGCTTTAGCCACCCGCCGACAAAGCCCCCTACGTCTTTTGCTTGCCCTTTTTCTGCTCGAGACATCTTCTGGTACTCCGCAAACGTCTCTTGGGTGACTGTAGGTTTCTCTAACCTCTCAACCAGCTCCTGCCAAGTTAGCGTGATATTTTTCCATGTCTTAGCTGTTCGCGAACTACCTGTTGCGATATGAAGCTCTTGCAGGGGAGAAGACTTTACTATTAGTTTTTCTTGCTTCATCTATCTAATCCTTCATATAATACTTTGTTACATAGCCTTCGCTATTTAAAGGAAGACCCTCCGCCCATTCAGGCGCTTGTGCCATAAGATCATTAACCCCTTCGATTGTCAGGCCTGAGCCTTCGATAATAGCCTCATCATGAACGTGGAAAACAACACCATGGCCTGCAGCTTCAATCCTCAGAAGCGCTTCAGCTAGAATATCCCTAGCCGTCGCCTGAACGATATTTTCGACAAGCTTACCGCCATAAGTCTCTTGCGCTGTGAAGTATGCCTTATCTCCTTGGCCCTCATAGATGATTTTGTCTCCAAAGTCACCAGGCTCAACCTTGGCTCTTGCATAGGCTAAGTTCCTACCACTAGGCAATGTTATAAAGAGGAAACCTTTACGGTATCTAAATCGTAGTTTTCCAAGTTTTATCGGTGCTCTCGATTTGATGGCTTTGATGGCGGCTCTTTGTACGTCTTTCCAAAATTGGACGATTTTCTTATTGGTCCTGCGCCAGTCATCAACTAACCCTTGAAGCTCCTCTTCCTTGACCCCCATATTTAGAGCCCCCATCTGCTTGAGCGCTCCAGGACCTCCTTGATAGCCAAGTGCCAACTCTGAGATTTTGCCTTTTTGGCGTAGTTCCTTATCAATCTCCTCAATTGGAATTCCGAACATCTGGCTAGCGGATGCCTCATAGATTTTTCCGTGCGTCGAAAACACGTCAAGCCTCCACTGCTCTCCGGCAAACCACGCAATCACCCTAGCCTCAATCGCTGAGAAGTCAGAGACGTAGAAGGTACAGCAGTCTTTGGCCACGAGTGCCGTTCTTACTAGCTGCTTTAAAGTGTCGTTAAGACTATCGTATAAAATCTCCACAGCATCAATATCACGCTTTTTAACATACTCTCTAGCATCATCTAGATCCTTTATATAATTCCTAGCTAAGTTCTGTACTTGGACAACTCTGCCCGCCCATCTTCCTGTCCTGCTAGCTCCGTAAAACTGAAGTAGTCCATGAACTCGTCCGTCTGAGCACATAGCTCTTTCCATAGCTTCATATTTTTTTAGACTTGACATCGCGGTTTGTAGTTTAAGTTCTAAGACTCTCTTAAGTTCTCCTTCGGCCGTCTTAAGTTCCCGTTCAACATCTGCTTTAGTCAGCCCATTAGCCGAATAACCGTGTTCTTTTAGCCACGGTAGCAGCTGCGCCCTGCTATTAGGATTATCAAGTCCTGTTAGAGCTTTTAGTTCACCAGACAAACTTTCCATCTTAACATCTTTACAATACAAAGCCGAAGCAACTAACTCTTTATCAAGCGCCACGCCTCTGTCGTTGATTCTCTGGTCGCAGACGTAGTAATCCCACTCACGGTCGTGCACAGGAACTGACTCTAGTTTTTCGGCAATTGCCATCTCAACAACTACGTCTTGGATGCAGTAGTCAATAAACATTTGCCACTTTTCGGGGGCGTGTTCTGGTAAATTTCTAGTTCTCCCACCGTTAGTTTTACTTGGTTTGCAAGGCAGGGAAAAGTATCTGATTAAGTTTTTACCCGAGGTATCTTTTTCCTGTGCTAATTTTAAATACAGCGCACACTTTTCCAAGCTTGAAGGCAGACCCAACTCTTGGGCCAGCACCATGGTGCATTGCCATTGGCAAGGATCTAGATAGTAAGGTAGGCCGAGGTAACGACTGAGACAAACTCTTTCGAATTGGGCATTAAAGGCGTGCTTTCGGACTTTATCATCAAATAACATATCTTTGATGTCTTCAGGTAGAGACTGCCTTGTCAAATCAAGGCACTCTACTTCTCCGCCATCTATAGAGTAAGCGAAAAGTAAAATCTCAAAATCTTCTGCGTCAGCATACTTGTAAACCCCATTTTTGATGTCATTCGAACTATAGGTTTCAATATCAATATTTAAATGTCTCATACCTCTCCTTTAAAAATGAGGAGCCTCTAAAGAGGCCCTCAACTATAAAATGTCGTCTTCGTCCTCTTCTTCGTTCCACTCGTCAAAATCTGCATCAGCTGACGAACGGCCGCCAAGGTAGTCTCCTTTAGCAACAATTTGGACGTTGTTTAATCCGCAAGAGATTCCTTTATTTCCCGCTGTGTTGTAAGCATAGGCATTAAGTGATACACGAGCATAGACGCCAGAGTAGACTTCTTCTGCGGAATCAACAGAGTTTTTATACTTGTCAATGATCTGCGGTTTAGTTTTGCTTGAGATTGACATGAACATATGGCCTGCGTACTCTGGGTGCTCTTCGGTATCCATTTCTTCGTCACCATCACGAAGCGTTGTCTTAACGCGCTCCCATTTAACTCCTTTGAGTTTATTGTCCTTGGCAGCTTCATAAGCAGCTCTCTGCGCGTCTTTAATTTTCTTGATTGTGGCTTTGTCTGTTTTTGGAATTAAGATAACTGTTGAATACTTAGCCTCTTGGCCTTCAAAGGCTTTAGGCTCTAGTAAAGCTACATAGCTTAGGCGTACTTTTCCGGTCACTACTTTAGTTGTGTTTGGTGTTGTTGTCATAATTATTTTTCTCCTATTCAAAATCTTTAATTGCTTGTTCTAAACTGTTTATTGCTGGGCGCTTATCCTTTTCAGGGACAAGTACAGGTTTGCCCTGTGGTTTATCAATTACTTCTGCTAATAAATCAGCAAAAGTGGTTTTACCTATTAACTTTTCAAGAGCTCCCATTGCTAACAGCTCTTTCGGTTTAAAAATCTCATCGTCAAAGCCGTTATCTTGTAAAATATCAATTGCTTTGTCTTTATCAGTGATAACTCGATTACTTCTACCTTCGACAATCTTATAGCCTGGAACTTCTTTTCCTGAGAGTGCTTCTTTCAGGGCATAGGCTTCAACTGACTCAACCCACTTCTTGATAGCTGAGGCTTTGTCAAGGATCTCTGCGACGGCTTCATCAGATAAATAGACAGGCTCCTGATAGTCATATTTATCAATTAATTCCCAGTTTTCTTGCGCTCTTGGCACCAATTTAGCTGCGACAGGAGACCACTGCAATACTTTTTCACTTAGGTTCCAGTCACCAATGCCTGCATCTGCTTGAGCTGCCATAGGCAAGACAACATTATCCGCCCAATACAGAAGCTCCTCTACGTAAATGTCAACAGAACTAACCGAATCTAAACGTGGCTGAATAATGGTCATCTTGATACGGTCAAAGTCATAAACCATATCGTAGGAAGCATAAGCTCCCAGAGCGTACAACCCCATCTGCGGGTTTTGGTTAGCAGACACAGGCATACCCTTGCCATACTTAAGATCAATAATTTCAATGACCCCATCCGCCAAAATGACGACATCCGAAGTCCCAAAACCGCCAGGCACCCAGTCGCTAAAATCAACCCGTTTTTCAAGTTCAATTTCGGCATTCTCATAAGCATTTAGGTGCTCCATAACAATATCTGTGTAAAGCTCCGTCATCTCTTCCATCTCTTCGTTGTAGAAGTCTGAGTTTTCCTTAAAAGCCTTTGTTAACGTGTTAAATTTACGCTTGGTGATTTTACCAGACTTGTACATCAGTTTGATTTCAGAAAGCTCGTGGGCGCTTGTGCCCTCTTGAGTGTATACGGTGTCGCGGCTAGGATAGTCTGCTTCTAATCTCGGTAGCATAGGGCAATAAAGCCATCTGTGAGCACTAGAAGCAGACAGTAGTGCGTGATTTTCTACTGGCATTAGAGAGCCTCCAACTTCTCAACAAACTCCGCAAACTGGTATTCTTCAAGTTCACCAACTTTTGCGACGTTCATCTCTCTCAAGACTTCCTTGATGTCCTTTGACTTCCCTTCTTCAACCTTGGCTTTAGCCATTTTCTTAATATCAGCTAATGTTAAAGTTACAGACTCTTCTTTCTTTTTAGGAGCTGGTTTTTCTTCAACAACATCCTTGGTTACTGTCTTCGGCATATCCAGAGCTTCACGCATAGCATCGAAAACACCTGCCATGCTCTCTGCTTTAAAAGTTACTTCAATCATTGTGTTTCTCTCTTTCTGTGTTATAATTTAAGTGTGTGTGTAATTGTTGACGGTTTCCTAAGCCGTCTTTTTTGATGCAATCAATAGCCTCACCTCCCCAAAAGTCCTTTAATATCAAGAATGTCTTTAGCAACCTGACTACGATAGTATGGGTTATCATGTAAACCTTCCTCGTAATAGGGATTAAGCACAAACTCCCAATCTCCGTCCGGCAACTCAACTTCGATAGCTTCGTTATCAATAATTTCTAACTCACGTTCAAGATAAGCTAGTGCGTATTCTAAGTAGTTCATTTTCTCTCCTCAATTACTTGTTTTAAAGTTGTTAATATAAAAACTGCGTCTGCTAAGGCTTGGTTTTGGGAGCAAGAGAGCCCCCCCTGGCGTAAAATATCATTTAAACCAGCTAGGGTTTCACCTATGAGTTTTATTGAAATATTCATTTCTTTTTACCCCACAAAAATTCTTGCCATGACAAAGTTGCACCTTTAAATTCTTTCTCAGCCAACTTAACAAAGTTCCTCCTATCCTGGTCTTCTTTAAAAGTTTCCTTAGCTAATCGTCTCCAAAAGGCTTTTCTCGTCGCTTGACGCTCCAAAAAAGTTTCACTGAATTTAAAATCATTTCCTTGATAAAGAGCTTCATATTTCTCTACGTCATTTAACGTCGGTAGCTCAATCCAAAGCATCGATTTTAAATCTTGCTTGATAACACTCAACTGAGCAGATAGGATAGGTAAGCTATCTCGTCTTTCAGCTTCAGGTTTAGCTAACTCCCCCTCAATCCGATTAAGGTTCTTAATAATCTTTTCAAAAGTTGTCATCATTCTGCGCCTCCTAGCTTGAGAATTTCATTAAGGATACGTATTTTTTCTTTGGAATAGCTTCTGAATTTATCCTTTAAGTTCAGTAAGAGTTCCAGATCAGATATTTCGCCAGACTCGTTTAAGTCAAGTAAAGCCTCAACTGTGCTCTCAAAATCTGTCGCATTTTCTAGTAGTTGTTTTTGTAATTCCCATTTAGACATAACGTTCTGCACTCCATTTCTTACTGTTTTCTAAAGCCACTTCCCTGAAAATTTTTCGCTTATTCTCGGGTGAGTTATATTTTTTAATGACTTCGTGTTGCACTCTAGCGATGATTGCTAAGATGATAGTTGTTGTAAGTAGTAAAATTTCTAATTTGTTCATGTTATACTCCAATTTCTGTGATACCACTCGATGACTAAATCTCGTGGGTATTTTTCCCGACCTCCCGTTTCAATACGCGGGAAATCTTTGTGGCTGTTAAATCTTGCGTCAAATGTTTTAGGGTCAATCCCAAACATCTTGCTGACTTGCTTTTTATTGAGTTCTAGCGGATAAATTTCCGTCTCACTGTTAATCATTTTCATGACTTTGACTTTGCGGTCAATCAGGCCCGCTTCAAACTCATCTAACATTTGTAATAATCTGCTATCCATGATAAAATTACCTCATAAGTATTTTTGTTTTGAGTCCGATTCCCGTCGGGCTTTTTTGATATAATCATCAGTAGCCTAAGCTCCTCTTGGATACTGTTTTGACTACAGTTCCGTCTTCTTGGCATTCACGATATTGAACACCGCCGCTATTTTGGACCTCCGTAGTTATGCCCACGGAGCTAAAATCATAGCCTTTTTCCAGTTTTTCTAAACGTTCAAAAATGTTAATGAAAAGGGGCATCATAGTTTTGTTTTTCTGCGTCTGTCATAAGGTTCCTTTCTAGTACTGCGTTAAGCAATTGGTTCATATAATTCTCTTCTATCTGATTTTTAAATCTGAAATAACTTTTAAGACAAAGCGATTAGATGCTGGGTCTTTTTTTCTTCCAGCTAAGATATTCGCCACATCTTGCGGTTCTTTATTATAGGTAACTGCTAAGTCAACTTGTTTTAGCTTATTGTCAAGCAGATACTTCTTAATTTTTTCAACAGCGACTGTGTTGTCTGACATGCGTTAGACTCCTTTCTAGTAAGTAGATTTATTTAAAACAACTTAACGGAAACGTTATTCTGCTCGATTCAAACAGTATCCATCTTGATTTTTTCGACTTACAAATATATAATGCAAGTAACCTTTTATGAAAGGAGGACTTTTCGTTTGTCCGAGTTTTTGAAGGAGACTGTGTCTCAGTAGAAGATGGATTCGTTTGTAGGTTTTCCTTTTGCCTACCGCACTTGACTAGCAAGATTCAATAGGGGTTCCTATATCTTCATTGGCGTCCTGGCCGGACGACCACAGAAATTGCAAACTGGCTGTCGCTCGCAAAAGCGACGAAGAATAGGAAATCAAAATCGAGAATCATTTTCTACTCCAACTACAGTGCCGGGGACGATACCGGTGAAGTGTTGTTGACTACTGCTATTAGTTTGAGCAGAATAATTTCCGTAGCACCATCTAGATAGCAGCTAGGTGGTGTTTTATTTTTGTAAGCAAGAAAGTTAGTAAAAAGTTTAATTTTTTGTTGACATTATTTATTCTATTGTATAGAATGAATGTATAGAAAAAACCTAGTTATAACCTTTATAACTCTTTTATATTCCGCAGTTCCCCAACTACTTAAAAAGATTTGTAAAAAGTTTAACTTCGTTTTTTACTAACTATCTTACAAAAACTATTTTAAACTAAAGAATAATATAAGTCAACCTTTTTTGTTCAAAAGTTTAAATATTTTTTGTCATACCCTTAGAAAGGTTGATAAAACAATGTTTCCTGTTTTTGAAAAAGTAAAAGAACTGGCAAAAAAGCATGGAATTTCTTTGAATACACTAGAAGATAATCTTGGGTATGGAAGAAATTCACTCTATAGTTTAAAAAATAAAAAACCTAACGCTGAACGTCTTCAAGAAATTGCCGATTACTTTAATGTCTCTACCGACTATCTGCTTGGTAGGACAGGTAATCCTGCTATTGCAAAAGACGGTCAAGAGTATAACACTGAAGATCTACGAAAAATGGCTGAAAATGCCAAAACATTCGATGGTAAGCCGCTTACCGAATCAGATATTGAAGCCATCCAAAATATCATTGAAATTTACTTGAAGGGAAGATAGTCTATGACTATTGAGGAGATTTTAGACTTTCATAATGTAGAATTAGCTTATTTCGATAATGAACTATGGCCACGTCCAGGAATCTATATTGATGAAATAAAAGTTGTCTTCGTTAATAGAGCGTTATCCGATGAGTCAAAAAAGAAAGTTATTTTTCACGAACTAGGACATATTGAACACGATTCTGGCCAATATCAAAGGCGTCATGAAGAATTTGAATTGCAGGCAAATAGACATATGATCAAATGCCTCTTAGAAGAAGAGTTTTGTTATATCGAAGATAAACTTGAGTTCAATTACTTATCTTTTATGAAAAGGCACAACTTAAAAACCATAACTGATGAAGTCATGGTTATTAGTGAGTATTATAATCTGCTTGATGCAGTATGAAGTAGGGTTTAAATGGAAATTGATAAAATTTTAGAAGAAGTTATTGAAAAAATTCCGAAGATTAATTCTTCAAGTGATTATTGGTTAGTTAGGTCAAACTCAGGCGAGTTCTATACTGATTTCAACATAAATAGCTATATTGGGATTGGCTGGAATGAAATAAGTTTAGAAAATATAAAATCAGCGAATAATGATGCAGACTCTTTGAAAAACATTCTAAGAGCTCAACTGACAATCGATGAAGAAAAAGAGTTAAGTGAACAATCTTATGGAAGTATTGCAGGTCAACTATTACGTTTTGTTAATAAAATAAAAATAAATGACATTATTGTAGTTCCTTCAGAACGCTCAGAAAGATTTATAGTTGGAAAAGTAATTAGCTTACCTTATGAAGAAAGCTCAGCTGCTGACCAGATAACAGAAAACAACCCTGGAGATTATCATAAATCTAACTATGTAAAGAGAATAAAAATTAAATGGATTAATCATTTCAAAAGATCTGATGCAGATAGTGCTTTATATAAAATGATTTATACACACAACACATTGTCTGATATTAACGATTATAAAACTTATATTAATCGTGCATTATATAGATACTACATTGAGGATGAAAAATTATTCATATCATATAAAGTAACTGAAACTGATGATATTTCTAGTGAAAGTTTAGGTCAGTTCATATACCAATATTCACTCCTCAACCGACTAATATCCCCAACTAATAAATTGGACGTTAAAAGTAATGTACAATCACCAGGAGATGTAGAATTTATCTCGCATGTTGTTAAAGATGGTCTTCTGATCTTTGCCTTAATCGCCGGAGGAGGCGCAACGTTTTTTGGTGGAAAAATTTCTATTTTCGGAATTGAATTTGAGTATCCAGGTATATTAAAGAATTATCACAAATATAAGAATGAGAAACGCAGTGAGCAAATTGATAATGACAGCAAGCAACTAGAATTAATTCGAGAAGCAGTGAAACTATCAAGCGAATTACAGGCCCCAATATCAGCATTGGGAATAGAAGTTCCTGATAAACTAGAGGATGCTTTAAATTCAGTAATCGAAGATGAGCAACTATAAAATTTTGTAGTCACACTAAAAAAGTATGAATCATTTTGATACATACTTAATTTGATATTTTAATAATATTGCAGATAATAGTGAGATAGCAAATTGAATCATTATATTATTAATGAAGTCAGTTAATCTTAAAGTAATCGACCAAATTAATAAAAATATTGATAAGTTAACTATAAATTGTAAAAAAATATAAGATATTTTTCTTCCATTAAATTTTCTTAAGTTTTCCATAGTGTCAACTCCATCTACTGGTTGAATATATTGTAACATATTTTTATACATATATAATCTCAAAAATCCCTACACTCAACTTTGGACGGTCCGAGCATAGGGTAGATGTATAAGAAACAAGCATTAAATGGCTCGTTTTCTTGTACCCATTTTAACAGAAAAATGAGGTGAAAACAATGGCATTTTATCGAAAATTAGGTTCTGGGTGGGAGTATCGCATCACCTATCGTGACAGTCAAGGTAAAAAAAGAGAAAAATCAAAACGTGGATTTAAAACAAAAACACTTGCAAAAGTCGCTGCTCAGCAAGCAGAAATTGATTTAAACACGATGACTGCTGACCTTTTAGATATTACTGTTTTAGACTACAACAGGCGTTGGGCAGACATATATAAAAAGCCTCACATTACCGCAAAGACGTGGCAGACATACACCAAAAATTTTAAGCACATCGAACATTATTTTGGGACTCGGAAGCTCAAGAGTATCACACACACCTTTTATCAGCAAGTCCTTAATGACTTTGGCGAAAAAGTAGCCCAACAAACTCTGGATAAATTTCATTATCAAATCAAGGGTGCTTGTAAAATGGCCATTCGTGATGGCATTATTAGGGATAATTTTGCCGATGGGGCCATCGTTAGATCGCAAAAACCCGCCAAAGAAGAGTCAGAGAAATTCATGGAAGAATCAGAATACCTCACCTTTATCAAGGTTGCCAAAAGCAAAGTCAAGTACCCATCATACCTGACAACGTATATCATAGCCGTCACTGGTTTACGGTTTGCAGAAGTTCAAGGGTTGACTTGGAAAGACATCGATTTTGATAATGGCTATATCGATATTAATAAAACTTTTGATTATTCAATTTCTCAAAATTTTGGTCCGACCAAAAACGAGCAGTCCATCAGGAAGGTACCGATTGATAAAAATAGCCTTGAGCTACTAAGGAATTTTAAGAGCAACTATTATCAGGATAATAAACTCGATCGTATATGCTTTGGAGCGTCAAATAATGCAACGAACAAAGTTATAAAAAGAGTGACTGGCAGAAATCTAACCAATCACTCGCTAAGACATACTTACGCTTCTTATTTGATAGCACAGGGTGTTGATTTAATATCAGTATCCAAGCTGTTGGGGCACGAAAATCTCAACATCACACTCAAAGTTTACGCTCATCAAATAGAAAGCTTAAAAGAAAAGAATGACCATCAGGTCAAAAACATTTTTCAAAATCTCAAATTTGACGGGTGA